AAAATAATTTATTTAAAAATTCTATGTATATCGTAGCAGAAGGAAAACAAAAACAATGTAAAGGATTTAAATGTATTAAAATACCTTTTCCGATTCAATAAAAATTGGTTTATCTTTCAAAAGTTTTTCAATTTCATCAAAATGATAAGGATAATATTTATTTGTGTCAATTCCACAATCCATAGATCGAATTAAACTGGGGATCTTTCCGTGGCAATGTCCGTATAGGTGAAAATCTCCCCGGGAACGTCCATTCCAAGAGAGTATCGGGTAATGAAATAATACCAAACCATGACTTAATTGGATCTTTTTATATATGCCATACCATACGACTTTAGGATGGGCCAACAATTTCTTTTTATCATGGTTGCCTTCGATTATGTGGACCTGTATATTGGGTAACCGGTCCAAGAATTTTGCAAGCGGGAAAGCAGTATGGCAAACGTCACCTAAATGATATAAAGTGTCCCCAGGCCTCAGTACCTCCTGGAATCTCTGGATAATTCCTTCATTCATTTCCTCATGGGACTTCCAGGGTCTATTGCAATATTCCAAAATCCGGCAGTGTCCTAAGTGTGTATCGGCAGTAAACCAAATATTAGACATTTCGTTTCTCAGGAAACAATGTTTCCCTTACTAACTTCTCTGTCAACAGTGGAATTCCTAGGTTATGTTTAAAAATTTTCCCCAATAATTCTGCTTCACTAGGATGTACACTTTCGAGTATAGCAATTAATAATTCCATTTTCTTTTTAAAGGGAAGAACTTTAGAATTTAAGAAAATATAAAGTCTCCGCATTTCAATAAACAAGCTATTAGGATTTACTCCAATGGGACCCGGGTCCGGTTTATAAACGGGGAGTTCCTTAATAAAGAAGTCATCTTTCGCATCGCTCGGACGGAAGACATATTGAAACATCATCCGTAATGCGGGACTATTATTTTTCAATAAAATAGTTTTTATCTGTTCCTCTGTAGTACACTTGGATATTTCTTCTAATATTTCTGGGATTATTTTTGTGGTCATAAGTTGTTGTATAGTTTTCATTCAATATTTATTATATCACAAATAAAGTAGGAATGTCAAGAAGTATAAATAATAGTGACGGGACCATGTAATATCGTTTATTAGATGGTCCCTAACAAAAGCAATACTAGGAGTAATGCAAATGTCTACAACTACTTATAACACCGGAATTTATATAATTCTCAATAAAATATCCAAACATTTTTATCCGGGCTCGGCAGTCAATTTAAATGGCCGTTGGAATGACCATAAAAGTGCTTTAAATCATAACAACCATCATTGCATACATCTCCAAAGAGCATGGAACAAATATGGTCCCAATGCCTTTACATTCCTCCATATTGAATATACCACTTTAGATGCACTAACACCGGTATGGTCGGAGAAGCACCAATGTAAAGTGATTTTGCCAGAACAATTTTGGTTGGATAAATATTGGGGCTCCGGTTTACTTTATAATACTTGTCCTATTGCTGGATCTCGTAAGGGAACAAAAGATTCAGAAGAAACTAGGAAGAAAAAGAGTAAATCGTTAAAAGGAAATCATCGTTCTTTAGGTTCTAAACGCAACAAAGAACATAAAAGGAAAATTGCAGATGGCAAGGCTCTTACCTGGCAAATAACCTATCCAAGTGGTGAAACAGAAATTATTAAAAATCTAAATCAATTTTGTCGTGATAATAATTTAAATAATGGTAATATGTGTATTGTGGCCCAAGGTAAAAGGAAACAACATCATGGATTTAAATGTATTAAAACTCCTGTATTTTGTCCATCAACTGCATTAACTTATATTTTACAAAATAATCAAAAAGATGTTTTCTGCTTTCAGTAAAAGGTTTCTCCCATTCCATTACAATAGCCTCTTGAATCTCCTGAGGTATCTTATCGAATGAAATGAGTTTTTCATTTCTCCGGTACCCACGTAACATTGCAATATCACAAAAATTTTCCGGTTTCGATTCCTTAATCCATCGGGCCAATTTATCTTTCTTAATCGACACTTGACGTTTTCCAGATACAAAAGTATCATCAGGAGATAAGAAATTAGGAACCCCATCACCTGAATCTCCAGTCATAATATGTTCCCTCAAAAACTCAATAGGGTTATTACATTTTATAAACTTTTTTTGTACTGGAGCATATTGTTCAATGTTTGAGTATTGTTGTAGATTCTGGAAATCTTTATCACCTGAAAGTATTAATACTTTCTCTGCCGTATGATTCTTTTTTGCAATAACCGCAATAACATCATCCGCTTCGCATCCATCCACATGTAGCACTCGGTATGGCAAATATTCCTTAATTTCTTCTCGAATTTTATTTAAAGCATCAAAAATTTTATGCCAATCAAGTCCACTGGAATCTCTATTTTTCTTCCGATTAGCTTTATAATATGGGAAAATATCCTTTCTCCAATAATTTCCGCTATCACAACAAATTACCATTTGTCCGTATTTTTCTTTAAATTTAGTATGATAATATCGGAGACTATTGAGAACCATATGCCTCAATAAATCTTCCTCAATTTCAGTTTTTTCTCCTGGTAAACCAGGAGTACTATTTCCTTTATCGGGTAAATTTATTTCTACTTTTTTATCATGGAAACTCTTGATATTCACGAAAATATTAGAGATCATGATTTGTGAAAAATCTAGTAATATCATAATTCATTATATCACAATATCAAAGGAACGTCAATCTCTAAAATAAAGCAATTCCGTAACGTTTTATTGTATGCAGTACAAAGTATCAAGCGATCAAAAAGAATGCAAGGGAACGTCTGGAAACGCTGGATCCGAGCATTCTACAATCTATGCATCACACACTTTTACATATATGAGATTTACCACCATACTTATAGATGATAGTTTTGGAATTTAAATCATCATCATTTACCACATTAGCCGGAAGATACTCGTACATGGGATACAGGTCATTTTCATTTTCCCTGATAAGTTCCAAAACCTTAGACCTCTTTTCCGAATCTACCGGATACACTATTATCCTAGGATATTCATGATCGCAAGCAGCATTAGATATCAAAACGGCAATATCTTCCGCAGTTTCATATAGCAAAGGTTCAATAACTTCTCCCTGTTGCCTAACCATTTTTTCATATGCAATAGTATTGGCTTCTGATGCGAGGGAAATATTACCTTCCGGATCAACTACTGTAGTTGCTACGCCCTTTGGTGTAACTATAATTAGATCCTTTGGATCAAATGGTAATTTACTAAATAACCTAAGATATAACCGGCGCAGGAATTTCATTAGCAATTTCTTTCTTTTTATTATTAAAATTATATAGTAACCAAAATTCTTTGGCATTCACTTTAATAAAATCCACATCTTCATTTTCAGGATCAATCTTCATATAAACAACAGGATTTTGATTACATGGAATCATCCGAGATTTCAAAACTCCCATTGCTTTACCTTCAGGAGTTAATTCAATATCTTTTTTAACTAAAGGTTCCATTTAATCTTCCTCTTTCACATAATCTCTACCGGGAATAATATCTTCCAAATAATCTTCCCAAACATCATCTAAACAACCATTTGGACATAAACCAGCCAAATCTAAAATTTCATGGCAATAGATACAATAATCAAGTGTTTCATTCATATAATTTTAATATGTCGGATAAAATATCTTCTGGACCAATAGCACAGGAATTTCCACATAGCTGGCATTCATATTCTCAATCAACCGTAAGAAATAATCCTTCAAAATTCATTTTTCTCAATTCTTTCGGTCGAAAAAGCCCAGAAGGATAAAATCCAGCACCACATCCAGCAGGACAAAAATCCCTTTTAACTTCTTTAAGTTTTTTCATAATGATCCTCGCTAAAATAATCTCCTAAATCCAATAATGCTCTATCAATTGCTCCTTCTGCCCATTTTCTATAAGTTATATCGGTAGCTAACCGGTGAATAGATTGATAATGTTTAATTAAGTATTGTATCCAAATTTCTCTCATTTAACTACCCTCAAAAGTAATACAGTATTGCCAATATGCCCCTTCATCGGATACTTAGTGGCTCTAATTTCTTCTAATAGGTGCCGTAATGCAACTTTACCAGCATTAATCACATTAGGAATCATTTCTTGTGGTTTTCTAACCTTCTTCAAATAACTGGTTTTTTCATCATAGTTATCAATTGATTTCCGATTTACAGTTAAACCAGTATCATCAAGAGCATAGAAAACTCCAAGTTTCCGTGTTTTCGTATTGAATACCCACAATTGCTGTGCTCCTAGGATATCAGAAGGATCAATTGAACTAATTTTCAATTCACTATCGGACTTTTGATAATCAAACAATTTCAATATTTGCGCTGCGGTTTTCTGTTTCTTCTTTCTTGGTTTACGGTCTTTCTTAACGGTCTTCAATAATTCTTCGGAAGGAGTCCCGATCAACCAAGTATATACCTTTTTAATATTAGGTTTAGAATATACTTGATACATTTCTTTTATTTCAGGATCATTTCCATCAAGGACTTGTTTCAAGTCAATAATCAATTTACTAAAGTGTTCGTGGATCTTTAGTCGTTGGGTATTGGTGGCGCCCACTTTAAGTACACTATCAGCCATACTTTCGGTGGGGAATTTCTTTTTGCCAACAAATCCACAATCATCTAAAATTCCATCCACCAAAGCAATACATTCAGATATTTTGGAGTCTCTTACAATCCGTTTCACATCAAATAAGGAATCTGTTGACACTTCAATTTTTGACCACTGGTGAATAAGTTCTTCTAAACGGATTACGTGTTTTTCGTCAATTGGGTATCCCCGGAGTATTAATCTGGCAATAATTCCATAAGAATGCGGTTCACCTGGTTTAAATATATCAGGTGAAATCTTTTTAATATTTTTCAACAATTTTGGGAAATTCTTTTCGGTGTAATCTTCAATGAA